TTATTAGAACATGCAATGAGTATGCAAGTATTTACAGGAATTGGTATAGCTCAAAAGGGAGTTATTACAAGTCGATTTATTCATCTTGACATTGGTCAAAGTGACACAAGACCTTGGGTATGGAGTTATTAAATGTGGGAAGTTCCAAAGGGACGTACTCGTCCTGTCTACGACAAACAAAGAGATGGAAATGTTTTTATATGGATTCTCAAAGCAAGCGAAGCTATACGAGATGAACAGATTATGGAGAGGTTAGATAATGCCCAAAGCATCAGACATCAAAAGAGAAAAGGGAAAGATAAAGTATAGAGGTCATACCTTTTCGGGTTTTAATAAACCAAAGAGAGCCCCATCTGGTAGTCAAAAGAAAATGATTGTACTTGCCAAAAAGGGAGATGAAGTAAAACTAGTTTCTTTTGGACATCGTGGATATCAAGATTTTAGACAACACAAAGATGAGAAAAGAAGAAAAAATTATTTACAGCGTTCTGCTGGCATAAAAGATAAGTCTGGCAAATTAACTAAGGATGATAAGTTCTCTGCAAATTATTGGGCGAGAAGAAAGTTATGGTAAACAAATGGCACTAAACTCACAAAGATTAAATTCAATTCAGGAAGAATCTCCAATAAAAGACGAGATTGTAATCTCTTCTTTAGCACATTATGTTCTTCGTTGTTATGAAGAAGCTAAGACTGCTAAGTCTGATATCACAGAAAGATTGTTACGCTGTGAAAGACAAAGACGAGGAGAGTATGACCCTGACAAGTTAGCTGGCATTCGGGATACTGGTGGCTCAGATATATTTATGATGCTCACAGATATTAAGTGTCGTGCTTCTGAAAGTTGGATTAAAGATGTTATGTTCTCTTCTGGAGAAAAGAGCTGGTCACTTACTCCAACCGCAGAGCCTGAAGTTCCTGTGTACTATGAACAAGAGATTGTAGACACAGTTGTATCTGAAGCAGAGAATGTTCAGATGGCTGGACAGCAAGTTAATCCAAAAGCTGTCGAGATTCGATTAGATGAGATCTATACTGAAGTACAAGAGAAGATCAAAGCTCAGGCAAAAGAGTCTGCTCTTGCAATGGAAAAAAGAATGATGGATAAGATGCAACAGTCTGGTTATCAGAATATGTTGTCAGAAGTAATCTATGATTTCGTTACATTTCCATGTGCAATTATCAAAGCTCCAATTATTCGCAAGAAGAAGTTTTTAAATTGGTCAGACAGTTTTGACCCAGAAGTCTCTGAAGAAATTATTGAAGACTTCGAAAGGGTTAGTCCATATGATATCTTTCCCTCTCCAAACGCAGTTACTCCGCAAGATGGATATATTATTCAAAGGCATCAGTTCACAAGAAAAGATTTAGAACTGTTAATTGATATGCCCTCTTTTAATAAAGAGGTTATTCAACAAGTTTTAATGCAGTACGGAAACACAGGACTTAGGGAAATGATACAGTCCGATTCCGAAAGAAGTCTTCTTGAAGGAAGAAACAATACGTTAATTGGTACGGAATTAATTGAAGGTATTGAGTTCTGGGGAAATGTATCAGGTCATATGCTCAGAGAATATGGCATGACAGATGTGGAAGACTATAAAGAATATGAAGTAAATGTGTGGATAGTTGGGTCAGAAGTAATTAAATGTGCAATGAACACAGACCCATTACATCGCAGACCATATAGTAAATGTTCTTTTGAACAGATACCAAATGCATTTTGGGGAGTCGGTCTTCCTGAGATTATGAGAGATGTTCAGGTTATGTGTAACGGTTCTGCTAGAGCGTTGGCAAATAACATGGCACTCGCTTCTGCACCTCAAGTAGATGTAAGCGTTGATCGTTTACCAGAGGGAGAAGATTTAACAAAGATGTATCCGTGGAAGATATGGCAGACAACATCAGATCGAACTGGTGGTGGTCAGCCAGCGATTAAGTTCTATCAACCAAACATGAATGCGGAAACATTATTAAATGTATATCAGTATTTTCAAAAGATAGCTGATGAAGTAACAGGAGTTCCAAATTATATTTATGGAAGCTCTGCTGTATCTGGTGCTGGACGTACAGCTTCTGGATTATCTATGTTAATGGAGAATGCTTCTAAAGGAATCAAGCAAGCTATTTTAAATATTGACCAAGCAGTCGGAGATGTATTGCAACGTCTGTACGATCACATAATGATTTATGATGACGACCCAACAATCAAAGGAGATTGTAAAATCATAGCATCTGGAATCATTAAAACTTTATTGAAAGAATCTGTACAGCAAAGAAGAAACGAGTTCTTACAACTTACATCGAATCCTGTTGATCTTCAGATCATGGGTCAAACTGGAAGAGCAGAGTTACTTCGGGAGATTGCAAAAGTATTGAACATGGATGTTGACAAGTTAGTTCCTGACCCTGACACGATTAAGGCACAAGAACAAATGCAACAGTTAATGGCTATGCAACAACAACAACCACAGCAAGCTCCGCAACAACAATCACAACAACCACCACAAGGGGAGATACAACAATGAGTATTGGAAACTTAGTAAGCGGAGGGCTAGGAGCCTTTATTCAAACAAGATTAATGAAAAAAGACAAAGAGCGAAGAGACAAAATGGACTCAATTGTTGAACGTCTTGCGGATTTGAATAGCGGTGTAAAGAAATCAGAAGTGACATATGGAATGCCTAATACAACAAAAATAGATAATACTTCTAATGCATCATCTGAATATAAAAAAGCACAAACAGAACCTAACAATTACCAGCCAGACGTTATTAAAGATGGTAAGCCTTACTGGTACTCCGATGCTTCTAAAAAAAGCGATGGTACAAATATTGAATTTTTCGCTCATGGCGGTACTGTCGGATATTATCATGGCGGTATGGGTGGATGTCCTGATCGTATGTCATGGCAAAAAGAAAACTTCAAAAAGTGAAGCCAGTCAATCAAACAATTCGATCATTAAAACAACATAACGAGTTTAATGATCTCATCGAATATTTAGTTGAGTTGCGTAGCAGAAAACTTGAAGAGCTAGAAGAGTCTGGACAGACAATTCAAACTCACAAGTTGCAAGGCTATGCTCTTGCTCTACGAGACTTAATTAAATTAACTAAGTAGTATTTTTTTAACCAACCGAGAATACCTTTGCGTAGGCAATTGGAAAACCTGAAAAGGCTCCTATGCACGAAGGAAGGCTCACGGAGATTATAATGCCTAAAAAAAATAAAGCAGTTCTACAAGCTGAGAAAATTGCAAACCAACTTCACAGCGAGTTGTATGGGAATACTTCAGAAGAAGCTCCTAAGAAACCAGAAGTAAAAAGAGAAATGGTTACAAATACTGTAGCCCCACCTTCTGAAATGGAAACACAGCAACAAGCAGTTGAACAACCTGAAGTTGCACAGGCACAGCCTGAGCAAGTTGAAGAGAGTCCAGCACTTGTTGCAGACCCAAACTTTCAACAGAAGTATAAAGTGTTAGAAGGTAAGTACAATGCTGAAGTGCCACGGATGGCACAAGAAAATAGAAGTTTAAAAGAAGAATTAGAGTCTTTGCGTTCTGAAGTTACAAACTTAAAAACTTTGACAGCTCAACCTCAAGAAGAAGTCAAGCCTTTAGTTAGCCAAGAAGATCGTGAACAGTTTGGAGATGATCTTATTGAAGTTATGAAAAAAGCTTCAAGAGAGGTTATGTCAGAGAGTGTAGGTAGTAACACAGAAGTAGATACTTTAAAACAAGAGTTAAGCACTATTAAAAAACAGCAAAGTAATTCTCAAGAACTTACATTTTATAACGAGTTAAACACATTGTTTCCTAGTTGGCGACAAGGCAACGAAGACGCTGGGTTTTTAACTTGGTTAAATGAAGTAGACAAATACTCTGGTCAAACAAGACAACAATTGTTAAGTCAGGCAGAAAGCAATAGAGATGCTAAAAGAGTAGCAACTTTCTTTATTGATTATTTTGGGCAACAACAATCAGAGCCTTCAACTTCAAAACCTTCTTTGGAGGAACAAGTTAGTCCGAAACCTTCGGGTAAAACTAACGTACCCCCAGCAAAGAAATTTTATTCTAATAGAGAATTAGCACAATTTTATAATGCAGTTCGAAATGGAAAAATTAATAAGGCTGAAGCTGAAAGGATTGAGCGTGATATTTTTAAAGCACAGTCCGAAGGAAGAATTCGGGCTGATTAGTCAAATTCTTTTTAGTGGAGATTTATTATGTCTTTAGCAATTACAAGTGGCTATTATGGAAATGGAGCCACAGACGAGTATGTAGGTAAGTTTATTCCTGAGATTTGGTCAGGTAAACTTCAAGTTAAATTTTACGATACGACTGTTCTTTCCGAAATTACAAACAATGATTTCGAAGGAGAGATCAGAGATCAAGGCGATAAGGTCAAGATCAGAACCGTACCTTCCATCACAATCAATGATTATGAGAAAGGCGAAACTCTTGCTTCTCAAGTTCCTACTACAAGTTTAGTAGAACTCTTGATAGACAAGGGCAAGTACTTTCAAACAATCGTTGATGATGTTGATGAGGTGCAAGCTGACTTACGTCTTATGGATATCTTTACTAGCGATGCTTCACAGCAGATGAAAATTGCAGTTGACACACAAGTTCTTGCTGGACTTGTTGGGGCTGGTTCTGCTGATAACATCGGTACTACTGCTGGTAGGATATCTAATAACATCAACTTAGGTGCATCTACAGGTTCTAAGGCTTGCAGAAAAGTAACTACTTCTGATGTTATTTCACATGTCGTTGAACTTGGTCAGGTACTTGATGAGCAGAACGCACCAGAAGATGGACGATTCTTAGTCGTTCCAGCTTGGTTCGCTTCTCGTATCAAGCAGTCAGACTTAAAAGATGCATCTATCACAGGAGATCAAATGACTCCTTTGAGAAATGGTCGTCTAGGAATGATTGACCGCTTTACGATTTATGTTTCTAATCTTTTACCAACGCAATCCAGTATTACTGATGAAGATGGTGGTTCTTCAACAGCAACATCTGTATTTGCTGGTACAAAAGATGCAACTACGTTTGCTTCTCAGTTTACGAGAATGGAAACATTGCGTTCTACTTCAACCTTTGGACAATTAGTTCGTGGTCTAAATGTGTATGGCTTCAAAGTTGTTAAGCCAGAAGCATTGACAGAGCTATTCTGTTACCCAGGTTAAGGTTAACTCGTAGTTAATAGGATGGGGGCTTGCCCCCCTACCCTATGTTACTTGGATAAATAAAAATGGCTTTAACACCAAATAATATTTTTACTAGAGTCGCTGATACTCTACAAGACGTTGGTAATGTACGTTGGACATCGGCTGAACTTTTGCGTTATTTAAATGATGGCAGAAGAGAACTTGCAATTAATAAGCCTGACATTTATTCAGAGCATTCATCAGTTGCTTTAGTTGCTGGAACAAAACAATCTATTCCTTCTGATGGTAATAGGTTTATAGATGCAATTAGAAATTATAGCTCGTCCGATGTTGTCGGAAGAGTTGTTCGACTCGTAGAGAGAGAAGTCCTTGATGCACAAAATCCTGATTGGCATTCTACTACCTCTACAACTGCAATTGTTAATTTTATGTTTGATGAACGTAGTCCAAAAACTTTTTATGTATACCCACCAGCATCAGGCGGTGGACATAAATTAGAAATTTTATATTCTAAGTCTCCTGTTGATATTGGTTCATCAGACTTGGATTCAACAACAGTATTGGCGAAAGAAGATTTACATACCAATACTTTATACGATTATATTTTGTATCGTGCTTACAGCAAAGATGCAGAGTATACAGGCAATGCCCAAAGAGCAGTTACGCACTTTAATTTATTTGCAAGTTCTATTGGTATTGATAAACGAATGAAATATGTGAGTTCTCCAAATGTTGCGAATCAATCTGGAGTACCGCCTAAAGAAGCTGGAGCAGATGCATAATGGCTACCTTGACAAGTTTTTATCCATACATAGTTCCTCA